CATTGTGGGAGTAAGCCCAGACTCCCCTGAAACACCAAGTGGGTGGGACGCCGATCAATTTGACTTTTTTGACTTTGACTTTGTTGCAAATCACCAAGAGCATTTTGAATCAGTAATGTCCATTTGTAGTTTGCAATATGTCCCGTTAACAACCTTGCGTGACCGCGTAATTGGATTTATTTCGATTGTTAAACCGGGTGGTCGTGGGTACCTAGCACTCGACCCTCGCCCTATGTTACATCGAGAAACTCCAGAATCTCTGTTTGATTTGTTTGGTACGTCTGAACCAGCAATCGAAGTAGTCGATCAATATATTAGAGATCAACTTTCAGACTTGCCTTGTAATGTTTTGGTATTTGATGTTGACTCATTGGATATTAGAGACGAGCTAGATGGGACCATTAGAATTGTATTTGAGGCCTAAGGAAAAAGTAATGAGTGTATTTAACATTAACAATAAACAAAATCATACAGAAGCCAAGATGTTTTTGGACCCAAGTGGGCCGGTTACTATCCAACGATTTGAAACATTAAAATATAGACAATTTGACAAGCTAACCGACAAGCAACTTGGTTTCTTTTGGCGTCCTGAAGAAGTTGATGTTATGCGTGATGCTAAGGACTTTAAAGAATTAACTGAATACGAACAGCACATTTTTACAAGTAATCTCAAGCGACAAATTCTATTGGATAGTGTGCAAGGCCGCAGCCCCAATCTTGCTTTTCTACCTTTATGTAGCTTACCAGAATTGGAAACGTGGATCCAAACCTGGGCTTTTAACGAAACCATTCATTCACGCAGCTATACTCATATCATTCGTAATGTCTATAGCGATCCAAGCCTTGTCTTTGACGATCTAATTAACATCGAGCCTATTGTTAATTGTGCTAAAGATATTTCAAAATACTATGACGATGTAATCGAATACAGCGGGTGGCACCGCATGTTAGGTGTAGGTAAACATTTAGTTAATGGGCAAGAAATTGTAGTCGACGAGTACGAACTCAAGAAGAAACTATGGCTAGCTATTAACAGCGTAAACGCACTAGAAGGGATTCGTTTCTATGTGTCGTTTGCCTGCTCTTGGGCGTTTGCTGAGCTCAAGAAGATGGAAGGTAATGCTAAGATTATCAAATTGATTTGCCGAGACGAAAACGTCCACTTGGGAAGTACTCAGACTCTTATTAAGCTATTGCCGCAAGACGACGCCGACTTTGCAAAACTAAAGGAAGAAACCAAAGCCGAATGTGAGCGTATGTTCTTAGGTGCAGCAGAACAGGAAAAAGCATGGGCTAAATACTTGTTTAAAGATGGATCAATGATTGGGCTGAACGAGCAATTGTTAGCGCAGTATGTTGATTGGTTAACCTGCAAGCGCATGACTGCTGTTGGGTTAGACTGCGGCATGAAGCCAGGGTCTAATCCACTACCGTGGACGGCCAAATGGATTGCAGGCGCAGAAGTACAAGTAGCGCCACAGGAAACTGAAATTACAACTTATGTAATCGGCGGTACAAAACAAGATGTCGACAACGACACATTTAAAGGCTTTAGCCTGTAAGGAGCATACCGTGGCAATTAAACAAATATTTCAGTATACATCAAATGTAGAAGGTGTAGACTTTTTAAATTTTACAGATTGGGTTAATACCTTAACTGACATTGAAAAAAATGAAGTCCAACAGGCTCTAGCAGCTTTTGATAAAATTGAAAAAGCCTTAGTTAGAACAGGTAAATTAATAGTCGAATTTGTTGCCGAAGGCAAAATCTACACATGGGCTAGCGAAGCAGATGCCGAAGTTGGTATACCCGAGCCCTTAATCTGGCAAACCTATCATCAGAGATACCTAGAAGAAAATAACATTACATTAGAAATTATAACAGAAACAGTATGATTACAGTATATTCAAAAAGCAATTGCCCGTTTTGCGACAGGGCTAAAGCTCTATTAGAGAGCAAGGGTGTAGAATACAAAACAGTTAGCATCGAAGAAGATCAAGACGCACGTCAACATCTACTAGATATGGGACTGCGCAGTGTTCCACAAATTTTCAACGGCACAACTATTATCCCTGGTGGCTATCAAGGCATCGCGGGTAAAGATGAGTCATTCTGGACAACATTAAAAGGTTAATATGTTAGTAAATCAAAAATACGCATCAGGTGATGTAGTGAGTTTCAAAATGGTTAACGGGGACGAACTCGTTGCCAAGGTATTAGAAGAAACAGACGCAGGGTTCCATGTGTCTGCTCCATGCACAGTTATGCCAAGTCAACAAGGCTTGGGATTGATGCAAAGTCTATTCAGTGCCAAGGAAGATATTAAAGTATTCCTTAGCCGTCAGCACGTTATGTTCCATGCAGAGTCGCTAGAACAAATGAAAGCACACTATGTCAAGACCACTACAGGGGTCGAGATTATTCCTAAGCAAAGTATTATAGTTTAATGGCAATCCCCGCATTAGTTGAGCAAGATAAAACAGTACAAGATGACCCTATTGCAGGTCGAGCTAGTACTGTTAGTTTTGAAGGCCGAGCCCCTGCAAGAGTAGGGGATAAAACAGTTCACGGGGAAGAATTAATTGGCCCAGGATGTCCTAACATTAGTATAGAGGGTAAACCTTTGTCAGTGATAGGGGATATGACTACTGCTACTATTAAAAAGAACAGACGTGAGTATTGGGGCCCGGGTCCATTGCAGGGCGGAGCCTCAACCATCACAGCAGGCAAATAATAATGGCAAGCACTTCAACTCTTCTTGTTGCAGCTAGCAACTTAGTTAACGGAGCAGGGCTAGCACCTAACTCTGCAACAGTAACTCTCTGTGAAACCATAACCTCAGACTCGTTGGTAGTGGCCTATGCTGCTTTACAACCTGGCTCAGACAATGGCGATGTACTAGAGTCAAATAGTTTAAGTGCTGCTGATTTAGGATTGCCAATATTTGTATCAAATGCAAATATTGTTGCTTCGGGGATCGCTAGTCAAATTAGCACAGTATTTCCCGATGTTATTACATTTTCATCTATCCTATTGTCATTGGATTCATTTGTGTTATACTCTGACAAAACCTACAAATCAATTGAAAATGTCAGCAGCACATCATTTGATAATTTAGGAATTAATGTTAACAGTCACCAAAGTGCAATTACCAATGGTATTACAACAATGTTTGGTGGTGGCGCAACTAATGCGGCACAGATCAAAACCAACATGAATGCAATTGGTTCAGCTCTTGGCAATTTTGGCACTCTGTATGATTCTGCAAATCTTGACAAGCTAGGCGATCCTGCAACCTTTATTAAACATCTCAACAGTGCCGGTCATAATTTGTTATTGCCTAAGGGTTGGGAAACATTATCGGCTACTGAACTACGGAATCATTTAAATGGCCTAAGTGGAACAATAGTCGGCAGGGTCGCGGAATTAAGCAAGTTTACACCGCCTGCTGGGCAAACAATTTATAATCTAGGCGACTACTTAGATTTGTCTAAAGTAGTGTCACCTGATGTATTGGCATTAATTCCTGGCAAGGACTTTGCTGGTTTGTCAAATATGTTTGTTAACCTAGGCGGGCGATTTGCTTCGTTTGCAGATGTAGCTGCTATGTTACAAGGAATTGAAGTCCCTTCGTTGGCACATCTAGGGGCATACTCAGTTCCAGCAACTTCTGAAGATATAGACAATCTAAAATCAAAAATTGGATCAGGATCCGGGGATGTCAGTAACCCAACTATTATGGATGTACTGGGCAGCGTTGCCGGACTTCATGTTGATCAATTAACTACTGTGGCTAGCGCATTGTCATCAATTGCAACCAATTCAACCACTACCACACTAGTCACCAGCTTATCGGATTTAGCCACTGCGTGTGAGGGCGGCGACTCGGAAACTATTGCAACCAGTTTTGCAACAGCGCAGGCAGCAGCCGATGCCTTTAACGATGACCCTGAGGTTGTTGCACTAAGCTCTGCAAGTGATGCGCTAACTGCAATTGAATCACATGTTGCTGCTGAAACGGCAAACATTGAATCAGCAGGAGTGAACATCAGTGCTGCACAAGGTAGTGGTGTTGCTGGAGTATTGGCACTGGTGAACAACTTGCATGACTACGGAGTTGACCGTAACAAACTAAAATACAATCAACTATTTGCTGGTCTGGTAGAGTCAAATGTTGGCGGCGACGCCATCTTGGCTTCACTGGCTGAAGGCAAAAACATCAACCTACAGGCACAGTACTCTGTTCCAATTGGGACAAAACTTTCCCAATAAACCCCGTTTTAACTTGATTTTTAAGTAGAAAACCAGTATAATATACTCACTTAACGAGTTATAGTAGTTGTTTACTTGGTGATACATCGGGTTATATAAAACTACACACCTAAAGAAGGAGGTAAAATATGATGACATTCTTGTCTCGTATCAACCAAGATCTTTTAGTTAGGTTTACTACAACCTTTCTAAAATTCCTAGGTTTCTTTTTGATCAGCGTGGTATTAGTTAACACAGTTAACGCCAAGTTTGATCAACTGCGCGAGGGCAGCGAGGCCTATCGCCAGGGATTTGTTAGTACCGCAGACCGTACTAAACAATTAGAATGTTTAACTAAAAACATTTATTGGGAAGCTGCCACAGAGCCATTCGAGGGCAAAGTTGCAGTTGCTCAGGTTACTATGAATCGAGTTGACAACGGACGCTTCGGCACCGGCGTCTGTGGCGTGGTATATCAGAAGGACAATTTCTTGGGACGAGTTGTATGTCAGTTTAGCTGGGCATGTGAAACTACCCACAAGATTCGTCCAGTATATCCAGCTCTGTACAAAGAGAGCGAGGAAGTGGCAAAGAAAGTTTTGCTGGAAAATTTCAGACTCAGTACAATGAAAGAAGCATTGTATTACCATGCCGATTACGTTAATCCAAAGTGGGGCAAACCCAAAATTGGACAAATCGGTCGTCACATTTTCTATAGGGATTAAAATGAGTTTCACACTAGCTAAAGCCAAGATCAACATCATTAAGTTTTTTGCAGATCATTTTAGTAAGATCTCTGCAGACACCTTAGGATGGTTGGCTGCAATCTTAATTCATTGTGCCACCGTTCCGTCATTGTTGGCATTACTAACCGGACTAAGCGATCGTACTCCAAGTTTGGATATTGTGTTGTTTATGTGGTCGGCATTGGTGCTGCTATTCGGAAGAGCAATCATTCTTAAAGATACTCTAAATATTGTCACCATCGGGGTAGGCTTTATTGCCCAAGCCGCAATTATGGCAATGATATTGTTTAAGTAAACATTAAATACGTGTAAGGAGCCATATGTCCAAACCAGGCGTACAAGTTGACACCAACGACTTAGAAGTTATAAACGAATTAGACTGGGGCGATGATGATTATGCATTTATCATCGGAGCAGACGGAGAACTCAAAAGTGTTATCCTCCCGGAGAACGCAGTTTTTGTCCCACCCAAAAAAGTAATGAAAATATTGAAGATGTTTGGCATCAATGACATTGACGATATTGACAATGACGCAACTTTGCATTAAGATGATTCAAGATTATTATCATTATTTAAATTTACCAGCACCTCCGTTTTCGTATGACGATGTAATAACCGAAGAAGTATTGTTCCGCAGAAAAATACCCGAAGGAGTTGGGTTCGGAATTCCACAGGGTGACGGAACCTTTCAGAACGTTACTACCTACAGTCGATTGTATGCTACTCCAATTGCCAACAGTTGGGTATCAAACACTATTCCGGAGCTTACTGGACATATAAGAGAAGTGGGTATTCAAACTCACGAAAACAGTGATAGGAAAAACGGGCGCATGGCCGAGTTTCCGATACATACTGACGGTAAGAGGGGGCGCCATGTATTATGTTATCTGTACGAAACTGGCGGCACGAACCCAGAAACCGTATGGTGGCAAGAAGAAAATAAACCAATATTGAGAGAGTCTGGGATTTATAATGAAGTAAATCCTGCCCATTTTGATCGAGTAGTTGGTACCCCCGGACTACATAAATTAGATCACAACTCAATTAAAGAGCTTGCTAGGGTTTCTTTTAAAAAGCATGCCTGGAACTTACTGAGAGCAGATGTTCTACACAGTTTACATAATGTAGAAAATATGCGTATAGGATTAACTATCGGGTTTAGTAACGACGAAGTGTTTAATATGTTAGTTGACAAATATGGTATTCTTTAATATACTGTAACTGTAACATTTAAAAGGAGTCCAAAATGGCAGAAGTTAAAGTCAATGGTCTGTACAAAGTTTCAATGACAGAGTACGAACGTGGTTACGGTCAACGCGACATGGGAACTAAGTTTTTTGACAATGAGGACGAGGCTAAGGCGTTTGTTGCAGAGTACAACAAAGATCCCGGTGACCCAGACTGTTATTACCGCGCAGACTATCGAAAAGTAAACTAAAAAGTATTACTTTTTGACCCCTAAAAAGTACTATGAAAGTAGTACTTTTTTTATGGACAAATTTTGTCCGAAATGGTGATCTTTTGTATAATACATACATGCAGAAAACAAAAGTCACCCGCAAACGCCGTCAAGATACCA